TGGCTGTCATCGTTACAGATCCATCGGCATGTAGTTTCGTCTAACGTTGCAATATCGTGACATTTTGGCGGTATAAAAGCATCTCGTACTGCATCATAAGTAAAACCTATACCTGCGTAATTTTTACGAATATTGTTGTTATAGCTTGTACGCTTACAAGTCTGGCCTCTAAAATTGCCGTACCACGTTTCGGTGTCTAAACCTTCAATAGTTTCAGTTTCATCAATACCTGTAATTACTTCTGTCACTATGCCATCTGTAATAAATGCGTAATGCGCCATTATGCCCAGCTCACATTTCCAGTACCGGCAGTAATGGTTGCTCGCTTATAGCCACCACTAGCTGCACTTTCTGTACCTGTTAGACCTGCCCCAAAGGTAATTGTTCTACTGTCTGCATAACGCAGAATTACTACACCCGATCCGCCAGAGCCACCTGTGCCGCCGCCAGCTGAACCACCTGCACCGCCGCCGCCTGTGTTAGCAGTACCTGATGCGGATGTGCCGCCGTTAGTGTTTTTACCGCTTGCACCACCGCCTGCGCCGCCAGTTCCAGCTGTGTTGCCATTACCGCTACCACCACCACCGCCACCAGCATAAGTAACTGATGATCCTGTGATTGATGTTGCTACGCCTGCACCGCCATTACCTGAAACTGTGCTTGATGTTGCAGCAGCACCTACTGCAGATGCACCGCCACCACCGCCGCAACCAGTTCCGCCAAAGCCACCACCTGCGCCACCTGCTCTACCTTGATTAGCAGTACCAGTACCACCTGTGCCTGAGCCTCGACCTGAGCCGCCACCGCTGCCGCCTGCTACGCCACTTAAGTCATAGATAGAACCGCCGCCGCCACCTGTTGAGGTGATAGTAGAAAATACTGAGTTAGAACCATTTGCACCTGCAGCTGTAGGCGTAGTTACACCAGCACCACCTGCACCGATTGTTACTGTGTAATTAGTGCTTAGCAAAAGTGTCAACGCGCTTTCTAACGATCCACCGCCACCTGTTGCAGTTACAGTTGAACGTAATCCACCTGCACCGCCGCCGCCACCTAGTTCACTTGAACCAGCACCAGCTGCAACCACAAGGTAATCGACTGTAAGGTTACGGAGATCAACACCAGTTATACCTGCAACGATTGCGCCAATCATTAGGCCACCGCACCGATAATTGTCCAGGCATTAGTGCCAGTCTTAACGCATACAGCAGCTTTATAACGTGCCAGTACAGGTGATGCGCTAGTACCGCCTGCACTTGTAATAGTAGTTGTACCAGGTGTTACCGCATTAATTGTCGTAACGCCTGCACCGATCTGTAGCACTGTAATAGCTGTGCCATTAGGGAACGCATAGGTAGCATCTGTAGGTATTGAAAACGTATTGCTAGCTGCGTTATTCATCGTTACTAGCACTTGGTATTGATCGGTTGAAACCGCTGTGTAGGTAGTGCCTGTTTGAGCATTAAGGGTAAATGCTACCAAGCCATTAAATATGTCTGCGGTAACTACCTCACCCGTTACTGTTGGGAATCCTGTTGCCATTTTCTTATCTCCTTAGTATGAAAGTACGTTTACGCCTAAAACTCCATAGTTAGCATTACCAATAATAAACCCATCAATCACCGGTTCAAGTGTAGTAAAGGTAGTGCGCCATTTATTCGGGGTAACGTTATGTGCCACGCCGAAAACTTGAAGTGTTTTTGTCAGAGTTGAACTACCGGGCTGGTTTGTCGTAATCGTCACAGGATCAAAAAAATCAAGATCTAGAGCTGCAATTATGCCTGTGTTGTAATTGTCTGTGTAAAGGTCTAGCTCGATAGCATCGCATCTAACGCTAGTTTCAGCACGGCTAGCAACGTATGCCCGTGCGTAATCAAGTGCAACGGCGTCCGTTTGCATTAATAAGTTCTGGATATTGTAAGTATGAGCAAAATACTTCTCGACACTAGCTGCATTTGTGGAATTCATAACGCTGCCACCTGTGCGGCTTACGTTAGCCTGGTTAAATATAAGCGTGTCATCAAGTCGCCATACAGCATTAAAATAGCCGATGTCACTCCCGTTATCGTTAAATACTGTAGGTGTGCCGCCGATGCTGGCCGTAGTTACTGATCGGTCTTGAAAAATCCACGAGCCAGATGCATCTACATATACAGCACCATATTCGCTATTACTGACAGTTTGTAATGCGGCTAAAGCAGTACGAGCTGTACCGGGGTCTGCCTGCATAGTAGTTAAACCTGCATCAACATCACGCATAGATTCTGGCCAAGCAATCTGGTCAAGGATCTGGTCAATTCTTGTGCCACTAAGATCGCCAGCGGTTGCACCTGTGACTGTACTGATCTGGGCATTTTGAGCCAATCTTTGTGCGTCAACGCTTTGAATTGTCGTGTACACGACATCAGTAGCGTTCTTAGGAGTAGTGGTCGTGTAACTGGTAATGAACCCTGCAAACATTGGGTAGGTAGTGCCGCCATAGGTAGCCGATATAGATACCTTACGCATTGGATCAAGTAGGCCAAAGTAAGGGCTAGACGGGTTCTGTGGGTTAAAGTCGCCGTTTTGATCCACAATACGCAGGGTCATTGTGCCAGTTTGGAATTCATCGGCCTGCGGATTGCGGCCGCGCTTAATGCTTACGCTATCTACTACGTTACTTACATCTACGATAACTGCAGCTGAGTCTGCCAATACGTTAGTACCTAGTATGCCTTCGCCGATAATAAAAGCCTGTGCAAAACTAGGGCCAGTAGAAAAGTTAATGACCGCGTTAATAACTGGGACTGTCATTAGGGCAGTTCCACTAAAGATCCGGCAGCGATGCGTGGCAAACCTTGCCTATTGGCATTGAGTAATGCGTCATTTACTTTATTAGTAAAGTCATCACCATCTAATACGTTGCCTTCGATATTGATAGTAATTGCTGGGGCGTTACTGAATCCTGAATCATAGTTACGATCTCTATTTTGGTAAGGGTTAAAATTCATACCAGCGGCAGGCATGCTATTTGTGCCAAATTGTGTCAACGCATCTACCGCAACCTGAGTTTCTGCGACAGATGCAGCGGCAGCTTCAGCAGCCTCAGCAGCAGCAGCGGCAGCGTTTTCTACCTTGGCCAAAATTTCATCAATGGTGTCATCCTCTGCAAAAATACTTGTGCCGCCACCAGTACCAGCACCGCCTGCAGCAGCAGCCAGAGCAGCAGCGGCAGCAGCAGCTTTAGTATCGTAGTTACGATCTGCATTTTGCGCAGGATTGAAATTAACACCGGGAACTAAACCAGGAATATCTTTTATGCCTTTACCTAATTTACCAAGTTCTAGAATCGCTAAAGCTAAACTGCCTGCCCATGTAGCAAACGGGTCTTTAGCCTGACCGATTGCTAATAGATCGGCAGCGATCTTGGCATTTTTTGCTTGGATTTCCTCTAACTTTTTAATTAATTTTTCGGCTTCATCTACGTTTTCTTCCTCAATAGCCTGCATAAGTAATAAGCGAGTTTTTTCTTCTTCGCTAATCTTGCCCTTTAAGGCAGCGGCTATTTGTATCTTTGTTAAATCGAATACAGCCGCAGCTTTAGATAATATTGCTTGCTGTTTTTTAAGTAACGCTTCTTTTTTAAGTGCTGCTAAACGTGCGGCGGCCAATGCTTTTTCTTTAGCTAATCTTTGACGTTCAAGTTTGGCACGTTCTTGTTCAATCTTAGATAATTGAGTAGCAGACTGATCTAAGATCGTGCCGGTACTCATTTGGAAATTACCAAGTGGCCCAGTAGGGAAAAGATCTACCTCTAAATAATCTGCAAAATCTTTTACAATTTGTTCATAGCCTGGAATAGACTTAACAAAGCTATCCCAATAACCCCATACACCCATACTAGGTTTGACACCTTTAGCAGTAAATTTAATAAATAGTGCAGCTGCACCAGCAGCTGTATCAATATCTTTAGCTAACTCATCTATATCTGTTTCACCTGTTAAAGATTTAAGCGCATCTAATAGGGCATAGCCAATAGTTTCAGTAGCTTCACCTGCAGCTGTATTAAGTATATCTAATTGACCGCCATAAGTTTCTAGGGCAGCCTTACCAGAACCTTTAAATTGTTCATTTAATGCGGCTTGAATCTCAGCAAAACTAGCAGTTTTTAACTCTGCAGCGGTCATTTGTAGATTAAGTTTTTTTAAGCCTTTATTGTTGCCTAGGTATGCCTGGCTCAAAGTGTTTACGACAGTATTAAAATCAACGCCACTACCTTTAGATACATCAAAAGCTAAACTCATAAGTTCTTGGCTCTTAGTAACTGACATCGTTGCTTGTGCTAATTTAGAGAACGCTGGCCGTAGTTCATCATCTACTATGCCTGTCTGCCGTTGCATTTGTTTGATAAAACTTTCAACAGGTACTTCCGCGTAGGCTAAACCAATATTTTTTAAATTTTGTGCAAGTATCGCAGTAGCTTTTGAATCATCGGCAGCCGCTTTTGCAGCCTGTTTGGCAAAACTTACAATAGCTTTTACGCTAAATGCTGCAGCTAAACTTGCTGCTAAATTTTTTACGGTCTTGTCTAAAGCTGATGTGGACTTGCTTGCTTTATCAAACGCTTTTTTGCCTGTGTATTCTGCGGCAATATCAATTACTACTGATGGATTAGCCATTATTTATACCCCACAGCCGCATTAAATTTATCTCTAGATGCCTCGATAGCCTTGATAACTGCTGCCTTAGTCTTGCCGCCATCCTCGGCCCATGCGCGAAAGATTGCCCGGCCTTTCATTTTGCGCGACCTACGGCCTGCACCTGTTTGTAACCCGGCATCTTTAATTACGCTGTATTGGTTAATAGCCTGTACGAACATATTGCCAGCACCAGGGTTATTACTTCGACCATACTTAGTTTTATCTGTGCTAGTTTCGTAAGACCAAGTTTCTGTAGTATCACGTCTTTTTATAGTTCCAGATACAGTTTTCTTTTTTAACTGCTCACGGCCGTTAGGATGCGTACGGCCTGCAGTTTCATATAACGCACCCGATGCAGATGCATTTTGAATACGAGCTAAGCTGCGAAAACCTTGGCTATTAACTTTGCTAGGTGTGGTTTTGTAACCTACGCCGCCTTTAGCACTTCCACCATTATATTCAGGGAACGTGCCAGTTATAGGTACTTTACCCCAGCCTGATAGCGGTGCTTGGCGCGGAATAAAACCCTTCGCCTTAACTGTAATTGGTTTTAATAACGCAGCCATTTCTTTTTGTGTTTCTTTAGCTAGATCAGGTGCAAACTTCTTTAGGGCTTTACGGAGTTCAATGCCGCCTTTTACTTGTACTGGCATCTTTAAACTCCTTTGCTCTATCTTTCATAGCCTGCAGTAAAGCCTTGAACATCCTGCTATCTAGTGCTAGTAAATCATTGGGCGCGATACCCGTTTCCAAACTGATCCGTGCGACCAAGTAAGTAAACGAGTCACGCCCTATAGTTCCGGGTCATCATCCAAAACCTCAACCTTTTTAAGTGTTTTAATAAACTCTGCACCGAACATTGGCACGGTTTCGCCTGCAGCTTTAAGGCACTCCCAAGAAAGGTAGTACACATCTGTCTGTTTTTCATTTATACGAAACGCAGCATGAAAGCCTTGCTTTGCATAAATTTCAAACGCGTATTCAATAAATGGCGTTACCTGATGCTCAGATACGCTGCCATCTACCTTTGTAATCTTTAACTTTGCCATCTGTTAGCCCCTATTCTGTTTATCAGGAAGTTGTAATTACGATTGGTGAATTACATGTAAATGTAATTGATTGTGTAGCGATGTCTGCTACTGCGCCGTTAATATCGGTTGTGTTATTAACTAGGATTGTGGTGCTGTATAGCGGGTTAGTTGCTGATACTGCTGCGCTTGTTTGCTTTAGCGTAATAGGTACTGTTGTACCCCATGCTGCTTGTAACGTTGCGTTTACGTTTGCAGCAGCTGTGTCGCTTAGAAAGTCCAGCGTAATTGTAGAAGCTTCCAAACCCTTTACAAATTTGTGACTGGTATCAGACATCGCTGTGACTTCGAGTTCATCGAATACACGGTTGATAGTTGCCGATGTAACATGGTCAGTAAGTACTACTGAGTTAAGAGTTACAACGACTGTATTATTTAAATATACGGCCATTTAGTTATTCCTCGGTTTTCTCGGTTGCAGGTGCTTTAGGTTTTGTTTCTTTTACTGGTGCTTCTGTGATCTGCCCAATTTTAATTAAGAAGGCAATATCCTCATCTGTGTATGACATGGTTTAACTCCAGCTCGATAGTATGGATATGGTGAACTCAGCGGTTAGTAAGTCACCGCTATCAGCATTTAATACACCGGGCGCGCTAACGCTGGTTATATTAAATACAAGGTTGGATGCAGCTAGTTTTGTGTAAGCCGCAACGATAAAATCCTCAATGCCCTGCAGGTTGCCCTGGTTGTCAAACATTGGCACAGTTAGCAAAATCTTAAAATTAGCCATAGGCGAAATAGTTATATAACTGTTATTGCTAGGCGTTAGGTATGGGTCTGCTGGGATCACTACGCAGCTGTTAGCCAGGATGGTTGCAGGTGGGTATGCGAATACCGACCACACTCCGTTATTGGTTAAAGCCGTTGCGATGGTGCTACGCAGCGTGGTAATGGCAGCGGTAGGCATTTACCCCACCATGCTATTCGGGTTTATATAAGGGGATAGCAATCCGCGAATTTTGCCTATCATGCTGTTACCCATGCGGTAAGGGCTAGGGCTAAAGCCATCAAGTCCTACGCCGCCTGTCTGGGATACCTGGCGAGCCTGCCAAATATCTACAGCCAAGATCATCGCAGCTTGTCTAACGCTTGCTGTATTAACGTAGGTAGCAGTCTTTGTATCTGCACCTACAGCTGCGCCTGATGGCACTACGCGCCTAAAGTTTTCATCAGCTGCAACCTTGGCATATTGAATAAAGCTATAGCCGCGTGGTTGCTGGTAATAATTAAGTTGCATATTAAATGCTGGCAATAAATTTGTAGTGCCTGTGCTAAATGGCAACGTGGCAGTAATTGTGTAAGTGCCGTTAAATGTCGAACCAGCCCCGGATATTGTCACGCTTTCGCCTGTAGTAAATAAACCGGGGTTGGCCAACATTACTGTGGCAACGTTGCTAACCAATGCAGTCCCCACGACTGGCGCAGAATCAAACCAAAGGAAACTGTTGATCTGATCCTGTGCGGCTTGGCAGCACTCCTCGACAGTGCTATCTTAGTAAAGAGT